GGCATATGGTGGAGAGGGATTAACAGATTACTTTGCAATAATAGAAATATATGGTAAGGTATTCAACTTCACACACCACATAGGATTTAACAAGTGGGCAGCATACAGAACAACTGCATTGGCTAGAGAGATGGCTGGCATGGTATTCGAGAAGGATAAAATGGGCAGAGCAGACGTAATAATCAGAAGCCACGTTCACTATTTTGTGCATATCGAATTTACACATAGTCATGGCTTAACTACACCAGCATGGAAGTTCCCAGATGCACACCTATTTAGGAGTGGACTTGCAGGCACTACACCTGATGTTGGTATGGTAGAGATAATAATCGAGCCAAATGGAGAGATAGTAATTCAGAAACATATAGCAGAGTTGGAAATCAAACCACTGGTGAGACACTTTTGATTAACTGTGAATATAAATATTGCCAAAACAAAACGAGAAAAGGAGATTATTTTTGTAGTAATGATTGTGCCATATTAAAACTATCTCTTATTATAACAGGTAATTATAAATGAAGAAGATAACCATTGAGGCAGGACAACTCCCGGAACTAGTAGTACAGCCAACATATTATGATAGAATTCTTAAAGCAATAAAAGAAAGTAAAGACGGTCTTACAAACCATGAGGTTTGTATCCAATTAAGCATACCAGAAAGGAGACGAGCAAGTGAGAAGATTTCCAAGCTGAAAGATGAGGGAAAGGTATTTGAAAGGCGTTGTAGATGTGGACACGCACCTATATATTATTTTTATAAGTAAATTATATTGAGGTATATTTATATTACCGACAGTTCTAACACCCTCTATGTTCGCTTATCTTATCTGGGAAAACAAAGACGGAAAAGAAATGAGAGCAATGTTTGAAGTAAAGAACGCAATAAAAATAGCAGAGAAGATGCAAGAAGTTGGTGTCAACTCAAAATTTGTAATCAGTCTAGTTCCTTAGTTAAATAACGTTTATATTACCATTAGTTTTATAGGTAATATGAAAACACTTTTGAGAACAATCTCAGTTGGAATGTTTGCAAGGCAGGTCTTTGTAGAGTTTGAAAAGATAAAACCAAGCAACACTTCTTTCAGTATGTTTCTTGCAATAGCAGCCAAGCATTACATCGATACGCATAACGAACCCATTGATGTTTATGGTGAAGTTCCAAATTATTATTCCAATATTGATTCATGGAAATTTGAAATTAAAAAAATGTCTCCAACACAGTTTATAAAACTACAACAAAGACATACACAACTGAGTAATATAATTAAAGCAGAGGTTAGAAGAAAGATATGAAAACCACATCAAAAATGTATGACGAAATGGCAGAGGTATTACAAGCTGTAAAGTGGACCAGCATTATAGACAGCTTGACACCAACAAGTACATTCACATTAGACCCAAGACTTAAAGAATTCTCTGACACATACATTGAAGCTGGATATGATAGGTTTATAGAGTTAATAAGAAGAGCGATCTACTCAATCATGCAACAGAAATATACTGGTGTTGATGTTCCAAGCACGTTTGCTGACATTAAGATCAAGTTACAACAAGACAAGATACTAATGCACAAGATTTCAGCGAAGCATGAAAACACAGTAGTTAGTTTTGAATGTACTATCATAGCATCAGATGTTGCAAAGACATACATCAAGGAGTGCAAACTGGTATGTCCAAAGTGTGGGTACGGACTCTCGGTTACTTGTGATTATAATAGGAACTTACCATATGAAAAATGTGTAAACCCGGAGTGCCACGATGCAAGAATGTTACCAGACCAAGATACTTTAGTAACAGAGAACATTCAAACTGTATTCTTAAATGAACCGTTAGAGGAGGCAAGACATAACTCACCTATAATGCTTGTGGGAAAAATCAAGGGAACTAATGTTGGAACAGCCCATGTAGGACAGAAGAAGAGGGTAATAGGACTATACAAGACAGTATATGACCCAAAGAAGACGGAACATAACGTGATTATTGATGTGTCATATATTGAAGACTTGGATGATGTCAAGTTAATAAAGCCAACAGAAAAGGAGTTAAACAAACTGAAAGAAGATGCAAAGACACCAGAGTTTATAGATAATATAGTAGGTAGTTTTGCTCCACATATTTATGGGTTTAAGGACATAAAGAAGTCATTATTATTACAATTAGCGGGAGGTGTTAATGGTAAGAGGAGGGGAGACATTAACATCCTCTTGGTAGGAGATCCAAGCATGGCAAAGTCAGAGATGTTAAAGTTTGGCAAGAAAATAACACAAACCTCAATATATACAAGTGGAAAGGGTACTTCAGCAGCAGGATTAACTATTGGAATGGTCAAACTCTCTGATGGAACTATGATTGCACAGGCAGGGGTATTACCCCTATGTTCTGGTGGATTTGCTTTCATAGATGAGTTTGATAAGATGAACAAGTTGGATAGGAGTTCAATGCATGAGGCAATGGAACAACAGACAGTATCAAGGGCTGTAGCAGGTATCAACCTTACATTGCCAGCCAAGACAAGCATACTCGCAGCAGCAAACCCAAAGTTTGGCAAGTATGATCCAGCAGAATCATTGGGTGAGAACATTAACGTGCCTCCAGCATTACTGTCAAGATTTGATATGATATGGCTCATTAAAGACAAGGTTGATTTACATATTGATATGGCAAAAGCAAACCACATACTCAATACATATTCAGATACTAAAGCCATTGAAAAATCATACCTAACACCTAGAGAACTCATGAGTTATATTAATCATATAAGGGAATCAAAACCAATGTTGGCTGATGATACACGAAAAGAAATACTAAAAATATATGAGAAGATGCGACAACTATCAAAGGAAGACGAGTCTGCACTAGCAATAGGAACTAGACAGCTTGAGGCTTTGATTAGACTTTCAATGGCACATGCCAAGTTATTGTTCAAGAAAACAGTAGATGTAGAAGATGTTAGGGCAGTAAGGGATATATTAAGCGAGATGTTTATAACATTTGGACTTGATATGGATAAGGGTAGTTTTGATCAGTCGTTGTTGACAGGAGTAACAGGCAAGGAAACAAAGGAACAGGTAGCCAATCGTGTTTGGGCGGAATCTTCAGACCCTGCCGGGAATGTAATAATAACAGAGTTTATGAAAGCACTGTCAGAATCCACTACCTTTGATGAAACTGCGGCAAAGAAACTGTTTGATGCTTGGGATAAGAATTGTATAGTAAGAATGAATAAGGATGGAACATGGAGGAAGATAGTATAATGGTTGCTAGATGTAAGGGTATATGTGATATTATTAGGGCAACGCAGGTAGTAAAAAGACCTAAAAGACTTCCATACCTAACACATTCACAGTGTAGGGTGTGTAGGATATGGTTTGACAAAGAGAAACTTGAACATCCAAGATGTGTATGTTGTAGTACGATACTTGCAATACTGCCAAGAGAGAATGGAAAGAAGAGAATATATAGGGAGATGCTACATGGAACTAAATATTGATCAGTTAGAGGGCGTTGGACCAGTAACAGTAAAAAAACTGAAAGAGTTTGGCGTTACTTCACTCATAGATATTTGTGTAAGGGGTGCAAAAGAAATATCAGAAATAACAGGAACAGCAAAGTCAAAGGCAGATTCATGGGTGTTTAAGTCACAAAAAATACTTGAGGATAATAAAATTATACGAAAAACAGACATGACCACATTGGAGTTATTGGAATATCAAAAAAACATTGATACATTACCAGTAAAGTGTAAGGCAGTAGACGAACTTATGGGAGGAGGTGTCAAGCCAGAATGTACTTATGAAGTATATGGGGAGTTTGGCTCTGGGAAAACCCAGTTCTGTCTTGCACTTGCAGTTGAGGCAATTTCACAGGAAAAAAATGTGGTTTGGGTTGATTGTGAAGATACATTTCGACCAAGAAGGGTTGTCGAAATTCTCAGAGAGAGGGAATATGCAAAAGATGACAAAGAAGCAGAAAAATACTTGGATAGAATAAAATACTTCTTTACACCAAACACCGAGCAGTTAATGGGAACAATAAATGCGTTATCTGACGTAATATTGGAATGTAACCCAAGAGTGGTAATAATAGATGGCTCTATCGGACAATATAGGGAAGAATACTTGGGAAGAGGAACACTCGCAGCCAGACAAAACCAGATAGCAAGGCTAATAACACATTTGAAGAATATATCGTTTTATTT